GAGAAAATCGACATATTTGTCAAGGTCTTTGATTTCGCTATCTTCAAGAACCTTTAATGCGTCGATAATCTTGGCTTCCTCGTCACTTTGTGGTGGCGGGGAATTTTTTTCGCCCTCGTTTCCGCAAAGATAATCGAGGGACACGCCAAAGTATGCTGAGATCTTCAAAAGTGTCATTGCTGACGGCTCTCTCTCATCACGTTCGTAGTTGCAGTAGGTTGTTTTCGGCAAGCCTAAGGCTTTTGCAACTTCCTCTTGCGTGAGGTTTTTCGCCATTCTCAGTTTTTTAAGGCGGTTGTCAAACATTCTTATCACCTCCTACTATATATATTATATACCCATTATGGGAATTTGTCAATGAAAATAGGGCACATTATTTTCAAAATGAGTATTTTGTACAAAAATATAATCTCAAATTTGTACATATTTGTACCCAATTTGGGGTTGACAAATGCCCAAAATGAGTATATAATGATAATGTACTCAAAACGAGTACGAGAATTCAAAATGAAAACGGAGGTGTAACAAATGGCTGAAAAGACAACGATATTTGACAACATCAATGGTGAACTGAGACGCAGACATCTCACCCAGCAGGACCTTGCGAAGACTATCGAAATAGACCGCAGAACATGGTCCAAATGGCAGGATAAAAACGATATGCCAGCGTCGGTACTTTTGCAGATAGCCAAATGGCTGAACGTTACGCTGGACTATCTTACCCGTGATGTTCATGCAGAATAATGGGAGGTGAAAACAATGCCTGCAAAGAAAATGACCGCCAATGACGTGATATCCAAAAGGCTGAGGTCTATCAGAGCCGACAACGATATTACGCAGGCAAAAATCGCAAAACGGCTGAACATGGCACAGACAGCCGTGAGCAGGTGGGAACGGCAGTTCGGCACCATGAATGCCGAACAAATAGTAACATACTGCAGGATAATCGGGGCGAACCCCGAAGAAATCTTTGCGGAGTATTGCAAGGAAAGGAGTATAAGAAAATGACCAGCATGATAGCAACACTGGAGATTGTCAGATTCGTGGCTGCAATAGCGTTATGTGTGGCGCTATTCGCACTGGCGGTCTACGGACTATATCGAAACATCAAGGAGACAGCCGAAACCGCAATCCGTGAGGAGCTGGAGCAGGCGATCAAGGAAGCTTCAAAACCTGTTGTCAAGGTCGAGATACAGACGAAAGGAAAGTGGTAAAGTGTCAGAGGGTATGTTTATAGCCTGCATAATAGGCGCAACGATCGTGGTTCTGGCGGTTTTCTATGCCGTGATACTGTTCATAGCATGCATCATAGACCAGCACAAATGGGAACATGAACACAGTTATGACGATGAAAATCACGACGAAAACAGCGATGGCAATTCGTAGATTGCAAGGCAACGGATTTGCTATGAATAGCATTGGCTATGGCTATGGCAAAGCGAACCTGTGAACGACTGCGAAGTGCGAAGGTGTTGATTTGAACAGCAAAGCAACGGCCTAGCGTCGATAAGCAACGAAAGGCAGAGGCATGGATTGGTCTAGCAAAGACTGGCAAAGCAACGGCAAAGTTTTGATAAGCAATGAATCGCAAGGACTGCGAAAAAAAATATTTTCTGTCTAAAAAGAAAGGGGGATAATTATGCAAAATAAATTTTACACGGCACAAAAGCATAAGGAAACTATGAATTCCGTTGATATGCTCGAAGGGTCTATAAATCGTATGTGCGTTACTGATGATATGAATGAATTACGCGAACGTTATACGTCTGCAATGCTTAGCTTGACTGATTTGTATAATGTCAATCATCAAAAGCTTCTGGAACGTTTTTCTTCAGATGATTTCTAAAAAGTACGGTTCAGGGTTGTTAAGCAACGGCATGGCCATACAAAGGCTGGCAACGTTTTGCATAGCTAGGGCTAGGTATGCACAGCACCGTTTTGATAGGCAACGGCAAAGCTAAGTTCCGACAAGCAAAGGCGAGGCGAAGTTTTGACACGCAACGAGAGGCAAAGGCATAGCAGGGTGCAGATTGGCGGTGCCATGCAAAGAAATGGCATTGATTAGCAAAGGCATTGAGAAGCATAGCGACGCAAGGGCATAGCAGTGATTAGCAAAGGCGTAGTTCGGCACAGTATGGCGTCGAAAAGCAAGAAAAAATAAATTTAACGTAACGGAGGTCAAAAACATGAAAAAAATCAAAGTAAAGTTGACGTTCACCGAAGAGATTCTGGGAACGGCAAACGCAACAACCACAATTCACGATGAGTACATCGCATCGAAAGCACCCGATGCAAAGAGCCGTGAGGAAGAGATAGCCGCGCTTGGCGTGGCTGAGGTAGTTGAAAAGTCTATGACGGTATTCCCGACACTGGAAGACGGCACACCATTTCTGTGGGACTATCAAATCAAAGGATTTTTCAAGGACGCTTGCGGTGTTCTGAAAAAGGTATCAGGCACGGCAAGCTCAAAAATCAAGGCGTACAAGAAAGAGATTGACGGACTTATCTTCGTCGAGGAACGAAAAATCCCATACGAATTCAAGGGCGGTATGGGTGAATGTCAGAGACCGTTGAGAGCAAGCACGCCGCAGGGCGAACGTGTCGCACTGGCACACTCTGAGACAGTTCCTGCAGGAGCGACAGTTGAGTTTACTATCGTTATTCTGAAAGACGATATGGAAACAGCCGTAAGAGAGTGGTTGGACTACGGCAGGCTGAGAGGCATCGGTCAGTGGCGTAACAGCGGCAAAGGTCGCTTTGAGTGGGAGGAAATTGAGAATGAATAAGAAAATCACTGACGAGGAAATCGTAAAGGCGGCGGAATGCTGTGTAGAAAATGACTGTGGGAATTGTCCCCTTTCCGGGACCTGTTGTAGACGCTTTTTTGCAGAGTACATAATCAATACCACCAAACCAGCATTTGATTGGGACGGATTTATATCTGGCAAGTTTAAAGTTCGCCTAAAGACACAGACAGATTATGACGCGTTTATGCGAGAATGCGAACAGCATGAACTAAATTGGGGTCCAGAAAAACCTACGGAGGTTAATGCTTGGCCACGTTATCGTGACTGTACATCAATATATTGCTGGCCAAGGAGGAAAAAACTATCACATGACAATTATTTACTTTCGCTAATCCCAGTTGTTGTATATTCTGATAAACAGACAGACTCACACGCAAAAGTTGGCCTAATTGACAAGGAATTCAATAAGTTGCTGTTGGACATTACTGGATTGCTTTCTGCTATGGACAAACAATGTACAGCTGCATATAATGCGGGAATAAGTTGTCAAAAGTTAAAATCATTGATAAGGTCGGACGGTGAGCCAAGTGACTAACTACTCTTGCCTTGACTGCAAGCACTTAAAAAGCTGCCTAGAAAGTGGCAGGCGTTACCCCTGCAAAGATTTTAAGCTGGCAGAGCCAGCGATACTAGAGAGGAGAGGGCGAAATGACAGTAAGAGAAAGGCTTGACGCTATGGTTGACATGGCGTCAATGGAGCAGAAAATGAGGAAAACGCAAAAGTATGGCACTGTTACCGATGGCGTTTACCCTATGATGACAGGCGACGTGTGGACGTCTGACGGAATAATATTGGGTGTTCAGATATTTCCGCCTGACATTCATGCCGTAGCGAAAGAGGCCGGTGCTGAGGTGTTGGAAAACGGAACTGAATCGTATTTCATGTACAAAAATATCGCATTTTTCTGCTATAAGAGGAGGGTGGTTTAATGCGTTACACAGCTAATGATTGTGTCGGCTGTCCTGACGGGTGCAGATGTTGTGGAAGAGACCGCAACTACACAGTAGTCCAATGCGACAAATGCAGGGGAGAATTGGACCTTGCGAGCGAAAATGTTTTCTGCTACGAGGGCAAGGACTATTGCAAGGACTGTTTTCGTGAAATCCTGATTGAAGAAATCAACCAAAATGACGATATTTCAATCTATGACCTTGCCGAGCTGGCAGGGGTCGAGTATGACGAGGAGGATCTGAACCTGTTATGAGCGCAAGTTTTGAAAACGGCGTTCAGAAATATGTCAGGGGCTATGCGGTAGTTGAAACCGCATTCCCTGTTGACAACAAGGGTGTTACATACGCCGCCTGCAAGTATTGCAGATTTTTCAGCCGTCGGTCAGGACGGTGCAATCTGACCGACGAAATCGTATTTTTACCAGACACGTTTGTGGGCGCCCAATGCCCATTAGAAATCAAAGAGGAGGAATAAAACATGGGACTACCCGTTCTAATCGAGGGAGAAAGTGGCAGCGGCAAGAGCCGTTCCCTCAAAAATTTCAAGCCAGGCGAGATAAGCATTTTCAATGTCGCTGGCAAGCCACTGCCGTTCAAAAACAATGGTCTTGCGACACTTTCGGTGGCAAAACTTGTCAAAGCAAACAAGGGCAAGAGCCGTTATGATGTGATAAAGGCGGCTATGTTTCAATCAAAGTCAAAGGCATTTGCTATTGATGATAGTCAGTATCTCATGGCGTTCGATAGTTTCGACAAGGCAAAAGAACTAGGGTACGGAAAATTCACTGATATGGCGGTCAGTTTTGAACGGCTGATAGAATTTGTTATAAATGACCTGCCGTCAGATGTTATTGTGTACTTCTTGCACCACGTCGAACTGACCGACGGCGGCAAATACAAAGCAAAAACTATCGGCAAGATGCTGGATAATCAGTTGACGGTTGAAGGGTTGTTTTCAATCGTGCTGTTTTGCACAGCCGATGAGAACCACCACTATTTCATCACGCAGTCGAGAGGCATTTCTACTGCGAAGTCACCTGAAGACATGTTCGATGATGAAATCGAAAACGATTTGAAATTTGTAGACACCAAAATCAGAGAGTATTGGAATTTAACTCCAAACAATATAGAAAGCGAGGAAAAGTAAATGATCGGAATTACAGGATATAAGCAGGCAGAGGCAACAAGTTTTTCAGAGCTTCCAAAGCTCCAACCAGGCGGATATGTAGTAAAAATTCTCAATGTCAAGGTTGAACCCACTGACTGGGGAAGCAGGCTGGCAATCCAGTTTGACATCGCAGAGGGCGAATTCAAGGGCTTTTTTGACAAGCTGTATAAGGCAACCCCTGACGAGTGGGAGAACAAAAAGTGGAAGGGTTCAATGCGCCTGAGCATACCGCATAACACAGGCGATGAGACCAAGTTCAAGAAGTCGCTGGGCTACTTCAAATCCCAGATACAGGCGTTTGAAAATTCAAATGCTAATCTACATATCGACTGTGAAAGAGATTGGGATGAAAACGTCCTGAAAGGCAAGCTTGTGGGCGCTCTTTTCAACGAAAAGGAGTGGGAAATGAACGGCAATACAGGCTGGTTTACACAGTGCAAGCGCTTCGTACCTGTCAACGATATCCGCAGTGGTAATTTCACAATTCCGAAACGTGAAGAGCTGAAAAACAAGCCGTCAACAGCCAGCAATGACAGTTTTGACCCGAACGCTAATCTGTCAGATTTCGTTGAAATCAATGCAGGCAATGACACAGTGCCATTCTGATGCACCCGATAGACATTGACGCCACACTTAAAACGTTCTCGGTTATCGTTGATAGCCGGGAACAAAAGTGGGGGCATATTGAAAAGGCTCTGAAAGCCACAGAAACGCCATATACGCAACACAAGTTAAACTATGGTGATTATACATGTGAAGCCGTAAAACCTAATAGCGAGCCTGTAAGCCTTGCTCAGAGCGTTGTTATTGAACGCAAGGCGAATTTGGACGAAATCGTGGGTAATTTCACGAAAGGGCGAAAGCGTTTTGACCGTGAATTCAAGCGGTCGGTTGAAGACCATGCAAAGGTGTTTTTGCTGGTTGAAGATGATAGACTGTGGGAAAATATTCAGCTACACAACTACCGCAGCAAAATGCCACCGAAGGCACTGCTGGCGACGTTCTGTTCATGGCAAGCACGATATAACATCACGATCATAGCGTGCCGAAAACAAGAGAGTGGCACACTGATAAAGGCGATACTATACTACGCTTTGAGAGACTATCTTCAGAAATTGGGTGATTAAATGCTAGAAAATGGATTCATAGTTTTACATAGAAAAATAGTGAATTGGGAATGGTACAAAGACCCTGCGACACACATCGTTTTTGAACATTTAATTTTGACCGCCAATTATGAGGAAAAGCGTTTCAAGGGTGAAGCTATTCACAGAGGGCAGAGGGTCGCAAGCTATGGCACACTAGCCAAAGAAACAGGGTTATCAATTCAGAATGTAAGGACTGCAATTAATCACCTGATTTCAACAAACGAGGTAACACGCAAATCAACTAACAAATATAGCGTATTTACGATAGTAAACTATGATTTGTATCAAGACAAGCGACAAGCAAACCAACAATCAACTAACAATCAGCTAACAATCAACCAACAATCAACTAACAACAATGAAACAAAGATAACAAAGATAAACAAAGAAAAACAAATATATGCTGCTCCCGCAGCGCACACAAATGGCAGACGGACGGACAATCCAGGCAGGACAGATTTTTAAGTGAGGTGAAAAAAACATGGGATATACAATGCGTGATGATGATGTGGTCGGTCTGGCTGTGGCACTGAATGCAGAGACACACCGCAAGGGGCGTGAACTGTATTTCAAATATTGTCCGTACTGCAATGGGGGCGGTCATGATAAAGATACATTTTCTGTAAATCTTGACACGGGGGCGTTCAAGTGCTTCCGAAGCAGTTGCGGAATGACAGGTCATTTCGTACAGCTGGCTAGGGATTTCAACTATCCGCTAGAATTTGATGATGAGCAAAAAAAGAAATACCGCACGTTACCACCTGTGAAGATAGTCACACGTGACAAGGCGGTTGAATATCTGCGGTCAAGGGGAATTTCGGAGATCACCACACGAAAATACAACATCACTGTCGGTGATAAGCGTGATAATCTGCTAATGTTTCCATTTTTCGATGAAAATAACGTGTTGACGTCGGTCAAATACCGCAAGACAGATTTTGTCAAAGGCAGAGACAATCAAAAAGAATGGTTTGAAAAAAACACAAAGCCGATATTGTTCGGCATGAACCGATGCACGGAAAAGCATGATAGGCTGATAGTCACGGAGGGGCAGATAGATAGTCTGTCGGTGGCAGATTGCCAGATAGACAATGCAGTATCTGTGCCAGGCGGTCAGAGCAATAAAACATGGGTGCCATTCTGTTATGATTTTGTGGACAGCTTTGACGAGATTGTAATCTTCGGAGACCATGAACACGGCCACATAACACTGGTTGACCAGTTTACAACGTCATTTCCACATAAGAAACTGAAAGTTGTCAGGGCGCAAGACTATTTGGGCGAAAAGGACGCAAACGCAATCCTACAGAAATACGGCTGTAAAGCGATATGCGATGCCGTGAACAATGCTGAAGAAATACCTGTTACGGCTGTCAAGAAACTATCACAGGTCAAGGCAGTCAATCTGGATAAGCAGGAACATATCAGAACTGGCATATACGATGTTGACCGATATATCGGCGGTATCTATATGGGGCAGGTGGTGGTTATCACAGGCAAGCGTGGCGAAGGTAAATCAACGCTGGCGTCACAGATAATTGCAAATGCACTAGACCAATCAGACCTAGACGGCAATCCGTATTCGATTTTCGTTTATTCGGGTGAATTGCCTGACTATCATTTCAAACGCTGGTTAGATTTGCAGATTGCAGGAAAACAAAATGTTATACGTTTGGTCAACGAATATGGCGACGAAACCTATGACATACCTGATGATGTAGTCGATAAAATCAACCGCTGGTATGATGATAGGGCGTACATATTTGATAACACGGCTGTGACGGCTGAAATCAAACTTGACGGCGATAATGCAAAACGTGACGGCAAGATATCATTGCTGGGTACGATTGAAACGGCTATCCGCAGATTTAATGTCAAACTGATATTGATTGACAATCTCATGACGGCCTTGGACGTTGACCTCAGCAAAGAATTGTATCGGGCGCAGTCTGATTTTGTAAATGCCGTGAAATACATAGCGGTCAAATATAACGTTGCTATCATATTGATAGCACACCCACGCAAAACCGCAAACGGCATTGAACTGAATGCGGATAGTGTCAGCGGTTCGGGCGACATCACAAATAGAGTCGATTTGGTTTTAACATATAGCAAAAATAACGACGATGACAAGGACGATTTCCAAAGTAAAATCACCATTGTAAAAAACCGATTGACAGGCAACGTGGCAGACAACATCAAGGTCGCCTACAGCCAGATTTGTAAACGTATCGGCTGTAACAATACAGAATGGGGCAGGATCTATGGCTGTTTCAAAGATGTTGACACGGCCAAAGGCGAAGATTTACCGCCATTTTAAAATCAAAAAAAAGGAGTGAAAAACATGGAAAGGTCAGAAATCGACAAGTTGGCATATCGTGGTGAAGAGTTGCCGAACGATAGCAACATCTTTGATGAAATATACTGGCTGGCTATGTACTATCTATACAAAACCGCTACGCTGAACAACATTCCTGCAGAGCAGGCAGCGAAAGCCAAAAGTGCATTGACACAGAAACTAGACAAGCAGATAAAGCAGAGCGAACCTAATGAAAACGTGATAGCGGCATTCAATGACAGCGTACGTGTTATGCGTGAAATGGAAAAATTCATCAGACCCTATGCAGAATTTGAAAAGAAAAGCCGTGAAGAGCTGATAGAGTTTATCAAGCATATGTTTGATGTGCTGTCGGGGCTGGGTCCATATGAGGAGGACAAGTAACATGGGTAACAACAAATTCTGCACCAGCTGCAAATATTTTGAAAAATCATCTGACAACTGCGGCAGGAAGAACGGAAAATACGGGCTATGCAGGTATGGTGTGAGACAGGGATTTCGTCCGAGGATAGTAAGATATCAGCACACTATCTGCGAAGTGTTCAAGGACAAGATAGAGGCTGTGAAATGCAGTGCTGCTACGACGCTTTGTTGGTACTGCAAACACGCAGTGCCAAAGAGTGACAAGCTGACAGGTGAACAGATAACAGGGTGCAGCTGGTCGATGGACAGACAACCTGTTGCCGGTTGGAAGACGCGCGGTCATAGGGTTTACGAAGGGCAGAAAGGCACGTTGCATTCGTATACTGTGACTGAGTGCCCTGAGTTTGAGGAGGGATAAAAGTGAAAAGCTATGAGGAGCGTACCAAAGACAATAAACAGAAGATAGCAGCTTTCCAAACTAAGCAGAAAATGCCGTATGAGTTCAAGGTCAAATACGCTGAGGTCAGAGTAAGGGAGTTCATTCGTGAGTGTGACAAAAGAAATCTGAATACGCACATATCGGTAGGCGGACTTGACAGCATAACGCTTTTGAAATTTATACATGATTACTGTGGTTTCAGTTATGTTCCAGGTGTATCGGTATCTAGTCTTGAAGACAAATCTATTCAGCAGATACACGAGCAACTTGGTGTGATAAAGTTAAGCCCATACAAGTCAAAAATAGATATCATACGGGAATATGGTTTTCCTGTACTATCAAAAGAAACAGCCGCAAAAATAGAACTGCTTGCACACCCTACGGACAAGAACAAGACAGTTCGTCACGCTATCATAACGGGTGAAACGGGAGAGTATGGCGGTTTTCGCAAGCATACAAGAATGCAGCTTTCTCAGCGCTGGCTTGAACTGTTTGGCGGTTACGAAAATGAAAACGAGGGCGTTGACTACAAGATACCGCCGTTTAAGGTATCATCACAATGCTGTTTCTGGATGAAAGAAAAGCCGTGTGATGATTGGGCAAAGCAACACAAGAGTGTGCCGTTCTTAGAACTTATGGCAAGTGAGGGTGGCAGACGTGAAAAATCGCTAATGCTTAACGGCTGCAATTACTTTGGCAAAAGCACGATACGTTCAGCACCATTTGCCATATTTACAAGGCAGGACTTGCTACAACTTGCACTTGACCTGAATGTGCCTGTGCCTACAATCTATGGCGAGATAAAACGTGACTTTGACGGAAAGCTTTGCACAACAAAGGCTCAGCGTACAGGCTGCTCAATGTGCGGTTTCGGCATACATATGGAACAGCGTCCTCACCGATTTGACAGGCTTCGTGAAAGAAATGAAAAAGAGTGGGATTTCTGGATGAACAAGTGTTGTGAAGATGCTGACGGCACAAAGTACGGCTGGGGAAGAGTTCTTGACTATATCGGCGTTGAATGGCGTGACAGAGTATTTGACATGAAAAATAACCAGCTTAGCTTGTTGGATATTGAGGAGGGATAGCATGAAGGTATTAATAGCGTGCGAAGAGTCACAAGAGGTCTGTAAGGCATTTCGTGCGAAAGGTCACGAGGCGTACAGCTGCGACATTCAGATGTGTTCAGGCGGTCACCCTGAATGGCATATCTTAGGCGACGTTCTGGCTGTTATCAACGGCAATGCAAACTTCACAACTTGCGACGGACAGGCACACACGATTGGCAAATGGGATTTGCTGATAGCTCACCCACCGTGCACATATCTTAGCAACGCAGGGGCAGCACGGCTGTACAAAAAAATTAATGAAAAAAGATACATTGATCTTGAAAGATTTGAAAATGGACAAGACGCAAAAGAATTTTTCCTGAAATTTATTCATGCACCTGTTGAAAAAATAGCTGTTGAAAATCCAATCCCGTCTGGAGTATATCGGTTGCCGAAATATACGCAGACTATACAGCCATATGAATATGGACACCCATACAGCAAAAAAACGTGTTTGTGGCTGAAAAATCTGCCTAAATTGACACCGACAAATGTTGTTAAACCCATATGTTCATGGGTATCAGGCGGTAGCAAAAAGTCGGACGGTACTGCACGCACAAATTGCGGAATGCCATTTCGTGACAGCAAGACAAAATCCAAAACATTTTCAGGCATAGCACAAGCAATGGCTGAACAATGGGGAACCGAGGAGGATTAACATGGTTAAAATCAAACCCGAATACATTTTCCCACTTCTGCTGATTTTGCTGGACGTGGGAGCGGCGATTATATACGTCGTGCAAAAGGACTACAAAAAAGCTGTCTACTGGTTAGCAGCGGCAGTGCTGAATGTGACAGTAACTTTTTAGGAGGTATAACATATGGCAAGATACATTGACGCAGACAATCTGATTAACGAATTATCAGCGGCGTGTATGCCGATATACGAAAAGGGCATAACAGGCATTCTGGGTGATAACAGCAGTATCGCTGATATAATCAACGAACAGCCTACCGCAGACGTGCAGGAAGCAAGGCACGGGAAGTGGGAAGCCACAGAATTAATGTATGAAAACGGCTGTACAAGATGTAGTGAATGTAAAACAGAATATTATGCAAGCAATTTAGAAGAAATATGCGGCGATACGTTCCCGACTTATTGTCCACTTTGCGGAGCAAGAATGGACGGTGACAGCAATGGATAAAACCTGTTCAAATTGCAAACACGCAATAGGCTTCGGCCCTCAGCATGACAAGGTACTATATACTTTTTGCGCAAAGCGAAGTGATGTCGCAAAGATCAAATTTCTCGTAGTGAACAGAAAGAACAAATGCTATGCGTGGGAGAAAAGGAGTGATGAAGACAATGCGTGAAATATTATTTCGTGGAAAGTGCATTGCCAATGGCGAATGGGTTCAGGGTTATCCCTGCCGCTATGGTTGGATAGGAAAAGAAAAAGACTATATCATTCCCGATTATGCAAGTGCATTATATACAGCCGAAATTGACCCTGAAACTGTCGGTCAGTACACAGGTCTGACAGACATGAATGGCAACAAAATTTTTGAGGGGGATCTCTGTCTGTGCGACAGAAATATTTCAAAACATATTGACAAAAAAATTTTTGAAATTAAATTTGACCCTGAGGCTGGATTTTTCGGAGAAAGTGACACGTCAAACATATGCCCTAGCGATTTTTATATGTGCGAAATTATCGGAAATGTTTTTGACACCCCTGAATTGTCGAAAGCCGGTGAAATGCCATGAAAGCACGAACGAACATCGTCAGACAAAGCGACATCAAGAAAGAGGTCGCAAAGGAAATGCAGAAAAGATATAGCGAACTGCAAGGCGAAATTATGCAGGATATCACAGAACAGATAATGGCGACTGTTTTATGGACACTGGATAAATGGTACGGCTGGAAAGGCAAACGCCTGCGTGCATTTATCGACGCAGTGAATAGCACGTTTGACATCATGGACACAGCTGAATTTGACAACGATAACAACGCCAGCTATTTAAAAGAGACATACGGCATTGACCTGTCGGAACTGATATCAACGGAAATGACTGACAGGGTGCAGAAAGGCGGTTGAAATGACAGCAAAAGAATATTTGCAGAACGCCTATAAAATTGAGAGGCGTGTGAAAATCATCGAAAACAAAGTCAAAAAACTGCGATCACAACTAGAATATGCTGGTATTTCATACGAAAATACAGGTGCTAGTCATGGCAGTTGCAATGGTGACAAGATGTCAAGCACCATTGAACGCATAGCGGAATACGAACGCAGACAGCAGGAACTGGCGCTGATACTGATTGACAAACGTCTGCAAATCGAACAATCTATTGACGCGGTAGCAGACGCAGATCAGCGAGAGGTTCTTGAACGGCGGTATCTTTTCTATCAACGCTGGGTGGGAAAATTCAACAAAGAAAACGGTGAATACATAATGGGGATCACTGACTATATGAACTATTCAGAACGCACGATTTATAAAATTCATGGTGAAGCCCTGAAACATATTGTTGTTCCAAAAGAGTGCAGTGAAATGCAGTGAAATGCAGTTATCAATCTGCTATACTGTATAATAGCCCGATAGGGCGAAAAGGTCAGTTGGTTATCTCCTCAATAAAAGCCAACCCCATTTTTACGCCTGAGTGGCTAGCCCTCAGGCAATGTGCAGGGGCGGTGCGCCATCACTTAACCTGCTCCATGTTTTTTACTTCTTTTGTTTTAGATCTCCTGATTCCGCTATGGCATTAGCTATGGCGGATATATCGGTCGATACTGCGATGATGTTGACGCCGATACCAATCAGCCACACACACCTCTTAGCAATGTGTCCCACGTGTGGCATTTTTCATTTTCGGAGGGCGGCACTATGAAAGACTTTGCATATTCTTTTTACCGCTCAGCGGCATGGAAGAAGTGTCGCCAATCTTACATTGACAAACGCATATTAATCGACGGCGGTCTTTGCGAAGAATGTCATGAACGTGCTGGATATATCGTTCATCACCGAACATTACTGACGCCAGCAAACATTCGTGACCCTGAGGTATCATTGAACTATGCCAATCTCGAATTTGTATGCAAAAAATGTCATGATAATTTCGAGGGACATTTCTACCAAAAATCGCCAAAAAAAATTAACAAAATGTGAATTTGACGCATCGGGTATGCCTATGCCCCCCTCAAATTTTGAGTGAATTTTTCCCTAAGATACCGAGGGGGGCAAAGGTCATTTTTTACGCACGATAAAATCGCATAAGGGGGTGTAATCTGACAATGGCAAAAATCAAGAAGAATTTGAGCGAGTTGCGAAAAGCTGTGGATAGTTGTGAACCGGCTAAGAGAGAGCTGGGTATAAAGCTGCTAGATCAGCTGGAGTACATGGAGAATCTGCTGAGTGAGTACCAGAAAAAAATAAAAGCAGAGGGTGCAATCATCGAAGCGACAAACGGCAATGGTTTTACTGTCAAGACAGAGCACCCTGCAAGCAAGGCGTATGCGACATTAATCGGAAAATACAATGCAATGGCAAAGACCGTTGAAGACATTATTCTCGACAGCCTGCAGAAGTCTGAGGGCGACGAACTGTTGGAATTTCTGGGCGGTGCAAAGCGTTGACGGAGTTTGAAAAATATTTTACTGGCATTTATGACGGAAATATCGTTGCTTGTGAAAAAATGAAAAAGGTTTCCGAAATGCTGCTGAACAGATTTGCAAGCCCTGATGAATTTCATTTTGACGAAGCTATTGCAACACGGCACACGGATTTTATAGAAAAATTCTGTAAGCTGCCGTCTGGAAAACTAGGTCAGCCGTTGAAGCTAGAGTTGTTTCAAAAAGCGAGACTGCAAGCATTATTCGGCTTTGTTGACGATAACAACCTACGCCAGTATAACGAATGTTTAATAATTGAAGGGCGAAAGAACGGTAAGACAACAGAAATTGCGGCGGTCGAAAATGATATGCTAGTCAATGACGGAGAGGGTTCACCGCAGATATATAACGTCGCCACAATGCTAGATCAGGCAAAACTGGGTTTCAACGCCTGCTACAAAATGATAAAACAATCGCCGCTGCTGAGCAAGCATATTCGCAAACGTGCAGCCGATTTGTATTTCCCATTGAACATGGGATTTATAAAAGCCCTTGCAAGCAACTCAAACAGCCTTGACGGATTGGACGTTCACTGCGGTGTTATCGACGAATTGGCGGCAATCAAGAACCGAGATCTATATGATTTGATAAAACAAGCAATGGGTGCTAGACAGCAACCCATTTTATTTTGCATTACCACAAACGGCTTTGTCCGTGGTGGTATCTTTGACGCCCAATACGAATATGCGAGTAATCTGCTATACGGACGGCTGACGGAAATCAACAAAAGGTTTCTGCCGTTTATCAACGAACTGGATAGCCCCGACGAATGGGATAAGGAAGAATGTTGGATAAAAGCAAATCCTGGACTGGGCACGATAAAATCAATAGACTATCTGCGCCAAATGGTGCAGAAAGCCAAAGATGACCCTAGCTTCAAAGCAACGGTTATGGTCAAAGATTTCAACCTTCCGCAGAATACCGAAAGCGGCTGGTTGAGATGGGACGAGCTGAACAATGAAGAAACTGTCGTGGACTATCCGTTCAGATATTTCATTGGCGGTTTTGATGCCGCTGATTATATAGACCTGAATGCCGCAAAGGCTATCTGCAAAAAGCCTGATGATGATAGGCTGTATGTAAAATCTATGTACTGGATACCACAAGCCGTTCTTGACGCTGACGCTGAAAAGGGCGACAGACGTGGACGAGATAGTGTGCCGTATGAACTGTGGAAATCGCAAGGTCTGCTGAGGACGTGTGAGGGAAACAAGGTCAACAAGCGTGTTATCCTAGACTGGTTTTTGGAACTGAGAGATAAGGAAGACATCTATCCTTTGGCTATCGGCTATGACCCTTGGCACGTTTCGGACGAGCTGATAAAAGCGTTTGAAGAAGAGTTCGGCAAGGGCGTTTTAGTACCTGTGCGCCAGGGCGTTATCACGTTGTCTGACCCGATGAAGAATCTGAAAGCTGAATTTCAGCGACACAACATCGTTTATGACAACAACCCGATTGACAAATGGTGTTTTCTGAATACGGCTGTCAAGACGGACGTCAACGGCAACATTCAGCCGTGTAAGAAATCTGACCGAACGCAGAGAATAGACGGACTTGCGGCACTACTAGACGCATATGTGGTCTATTATAATCGGCAGGAAGAATTTGAAAGTTTGATATAAGGAAGGAACAAAATGAAAGGTGAAACATACGAGCAATTCGTTGAAAAATTTAAGCCCAAAAAAACCACTGATGACTGTTACACACCGCCACTGATTTACGATGGCGTGGCTGATTGGGTCTGCACAGAATATGGCATAAATCGTGATGCTTTTTGTAGACCATTCTATCCCGGTGGCGATTATGAAACGTTTGACTATACAGGTAAGATCGTAGTTGATAATCCGCCATTCAGCATTCTCAGCAAGATTTTACGCTTTTATATCGAAAGAAACATAAAATTTTTTTTGTTTGCACCTGCTCTCACTCTATTTTCAGGAGCGACAGAACACTGTACAGCAATTCCGGTTGGTGTAGCTGTAACATATGAAAATGGGGCAGTCGTTAGCACGTCGTTTGTAACAAATCTTGATGATAGCGACATTCGGGTTCGCACCGCCCCACGCCTTTATAAGATTTTAAAAAGCTGTAATGATGCTAGCAGAAAAGAGAAAACTAAAACAATGCCGAAGTATGAATACCCGAAAAGCGTTGCAACAGCGGCTGAAATCAATCGACTTTCAAAGGCTGGCATTGACTTTGAAATCAGAAAATCTGAAAGCCTTCGTGTTCGTGCCCTTGATGCTCAACTTTTGCAAAAAAAAGCAATATTCGGGTCGGGATACCTCATCTCGGATTACGCCGCCATGCGTTTAGAGCGAGCAGAACGAGAGCGAGCAGAACGAGAGCGAGCAGAACGAGAGCGAGCAGAACGATGGCAACTAAGCGAGAGAGAAAAGGCTATTATAACAGAATTGAACAAGAAATAATTTTGAAAATCATGCACAGAAAGGGGTGAAAAAATGGGTCTGATAAATCGTTTTAAGAACAGGTCACAGGTAGTGACACGATATAAGATGATGACGGAAATCGGCAACGGCTACTATGGCTGGGACGGCAACGTTTATCGGTCGGATTTGGTGCGTGCCTGCATTCGCCCCAAAGTCAAGGCTATCGGAAAGCTGACCGCAAAGCATATCAGAAAATCATATAGCCGAAATGGCGACGGCAATATCGAGATAAACCCTGAACCATATATGCGAATGTTGCTGGAAGAACCTAATGAGTTCATGACAATGCAAAAAATGTTGGAAAAAGTCGCAACGCAGTTGTGTTTGAACAACAATGCATTTATCCTGATTATCCGTGACGGCAACGGCTATCCTACTGAACTATATCCTATTCCTGCGGACAGTGCAGAGTGCGTATATATCGGTAACGATTTGTATTTGAAATTCACATTTTTCAATGGGCAAAGATATACGTTCCCATATGCAGATATCATTCATCTGCGTAGTGACTTTTATAAGGACGATATCTTCGGAGAACGGCTGAGTGAAACGCTGACACCATTAATGGAAATCGTGACAACTACAGACCAGGGTATTGTCAAGGCTATCAAGAATTCGTCAATTATCCGCTGGCTGTTGAAGTTCACCAGTTCCCTGCGCCCTGAGGATTTGAAGAAGCAGGCGCAAGAATTCAGCGAGCAGTTCATGAGCGTTCAGAACGGCACAGGTGTTGCGGCGGTCGATAGCAAGGCGGACGCAAAGCAAGTTGACGCCAAAGACTATGTACCGAATTCATCGGTTATGGAAAAAACCACGCAGAGAATCTATTCACTGTTTAACACAAATGCAAGTATTGTGCAGTCAAGCTACACCGAAGACCAATACAACGCCTACTACGAATCGGAGATAGAACCAGTAGTAATGGAACTGGCTGGCGAATTCACAAGAAAACTATTCAGCCGTATCGAAAGAGGATATGGCAACAAAATAGTTTTTGAAGCGTTCAATCTGAGCACTGCGTCAATGTCAACCAAGTTGAATTTGGTGCAGTTTTTCGACAGAGGTATCATGAACGCAAACGAAATCCGAAGCGTGTTCAATCTGGCTGACATTCCTTCGGGCGATCAGTACTATGTCAGACTAGACACGGCAAAGATAGACAGCGATGAGGGAGGTGAAAACGATGAAAGTTAACGTCAAAGGTACAATCATTCCGAATGATGACCAGTGGATCTATGACCTTTTCGACATTGACGCCACTTCTCCTGCAAAGGTTTCAAAGGGTATAACTGCTGCGGCTGAAAAAGGCGAGCCGTTGGAAGTTTACATCAATTCTGGCGGTGGTGATATTTTTGCGGCGTCCGAAATCTATTCGGCAATCCGTGAATATTCAGGTGATGTCAAAATACACGTTGTCGGTCTTGCGGCAAGTGCGGCAAGTGTGATAGCGTGTGCAGGCAAGTCAGATATATCACCGACGGCACAGATCATGGTACATAACGTATCATCGGCGACAAGCGGTGATTACCATGACATGGACAAAATGTCAGAGATTTTGCAAAAAGCCAATGAAACCATTGCAAATGCCTACATAACCAAATCAGGCATGACAAAGGAAAAGGCACTGGAAATCATGGATAAGGAAACATGGCTGACGGCTGATGAGGCGGTTGAGCTGGGATTGATAGACGAAGTTGCAGGAAGCAAGAACGTCAAGTCACAGCTGGTGGCGGCTTACTGCGATATCATACCGCAAAACGTAATCGAAAGAATGAAGGCTGAGCGTGCTGATAAAAAGATAACAGCACAGGCAAGGCTAGACAAACTAAAGGAGGGTTATAAAAATGACAAGGCAGGAAATGCTTGATAAGGCTCAGGCTCTTATCGACGAGGGCAATTTTGAGGAAGCTGAAAAGCTGATGAATGACGCTGAGAAAGCAGCGAAGACACAGGCAAATCTGAACGCTATGACAAAGGACCATGCGTCAGACACCATGAAAAATATCATCGAAAGGAATGAAAACAAGATGAACGAGAATGCGATCACACACACATCAAACATTTATGACAGTATCGAGTACAGAACTGCATTTATGCACAACGTTCTCGAGGGTACACCAATCCCTGCAAAGTTTGCGAACGAAGCGCAGAACACAAAGACCACTGACGTTGCGGCTGTTATTCCGTCCACAACCATGCAGAGAATCGTTGAGAAGCTGGAGGAGCACGGACAGATCTATGCTCTTGTCACAAAAACCAATATCAAGGGTGGCGTGACAATTCCTACTTCAAGCGCCAAGCCAGTTGCAACATGGGTCGCTGAGGGCGCAAGCTCTGACACTCAGAAGAAGACTACAGGCTCAATCACTTTCAGTTACTTCAAGCTCAGATGCCCAATTTCAATGTCACTTGAAGTTTCGGTAGTATCTCTTGATTTCTTCGAAACTGTGTTCGTTAATCAGGTGACAAATGCAATGATCGCTGCTATCGAAACAGCAATCATCAAGGGTGATGGCACAACCAGACCAAAGGGTATTCTGACGGAAACTGTTGTCAGCGGTCAGAACGTAGACATTGCACTGGCAAGCGGCATTACATACAAGACCCTGTGGAATATGATATCAAAAATTCCATCAGGTTATAGAGCAGGCGTTAAGTGGTTTATGAACTGGTCAACATTCTGCACTATCCAGGCAATGACAGATACTCAGGGACAGCCTATCGCAAGGGTCAACTATGGTCTTAACGGCGATATGCAGCCATCAGTTCTTGGCAGACCTGTTGTGTTCTCTGATGATATCGACGCTTATACCGACGCTGTATCGGCTGACACAATCGTCGCTTTCCTGTTCCGCCCTGAGGACTATATCCTCAACACAAATCTCCAGATGACAGTCAAGAGATATGAGGATAATGACACTGAGGATCAGGTTATAAAGGGTATCATGCTGGTAGACGGCAAGGTCGTCGACAAAAACAGCCTTGTGACACTCACGAAAAAGAGCAAGTAATCATGATGATAAAGGGGGCATAACGAATGCTAGAAAGTTTGAAAAATTCGTTGAGGATATCGCATAACAAGCTAGATAGCGACATTATGTCAAACGTTGACGCCTGCATGGAAGACTTAAAGCGTGTGGGCGTGTTCGTTCCCTTTGACGCTGATGATTGCAGTGCAATTCTGAAAAAGGCTATCGAAAACTATGTCAAATGGCAGTATGATTTCAACGGCAAAGGCGAAGATTTCCGCAAGAACTACGAGCGTCTGCGAGACGCACTAAGTCTGAATGAGGACTACACGGAGGGGATTTAACAATGTTTAATGATGTTGTAAAAATTGCCAAAGCGAAGATAGTTTCAGACGAAATAGGAAATCAAGAAAAGGTCGTTGATTGGGAAAATGCCAAAGAAGTGTTTTGCCAGGTATCATCAATTTCACGTTCTGAATTTTACAGTGCCGCACAGGCAGGGTTTCAACCAACACTAAAAATCAAAATGGCGGATTACTATGACTATGATGATGAAGATATGCTATTCTATAACGGTCGGGAATATCGTATCATACGCACATATGTTGCAGGAACAGCCATTGAACTGACGGCTGAACGTTTTGGCGGTGATAACTGATGAAATCGGTCGGATTTGGTGTCAGCAAACTGGCGAAACAGGTCGCTGATGACCTGAAAGAATACAGCGAAGAAACCGCAAAGATAGTTGACGGCTGTATCGACGAGGTTGCAGACCAGTGTGTCGAAAAGCTGAAAACCACATCACCACGCCGCACAGGCAAGTATGCCGAAAGCTGGAAAGCTGAAACAATATACGCTAAGTCGGGCAACAAACGTGTTGTGGTGCGTAACAAAAAATACTACTACCTGACACATCTGCTGGAACACGGTCACGCAAAGAAAGGCGGCAAGGGCAGAGTAAAGGCATTTGTGCATATCAAACCTGTTGAAGAATATGCACAAAAGACACTGCCTGAGCTGATAGAAACGAGGTTGAAGAAATGAATTTGACATTGGCTGATATACGTTCACGATTAACGGCTATCGACGAACTGAAAGACAAAGTCGCATACTATTCATCACGTGATGAAATGAAAACGCCATACTGCGTGTTCTATCGTGAAAGCACCATAGACAGCGGAGACGATATGCACCCCGCAAGCCTGCGAGAGCAGACGATAGTCATTGAATTGTACACTAGGAAAATCGACGTTAATTTAGAAACGGCTGTTGAAAAACAGTTTGCGGATTTTGATTTGGAAAAGTCTGAAAGCTGGATAGAAGACAGCAAGGAGTATCAGATAAGATATTCATTTACCAATTACTTGAAGTAAAGGAAGAAACAATGCAATATTTAGGCGGTAAATGCAAAATTGCAAAACCTATCTCAGAACTTATTTTACAAAAAAAGGAAAATATTAAGACGCTTGTAAGTTTGTTCTGCGGCGGCTGTGCAATCGAAACGAAATTGGCACCACATTTTGAAAATGTTATATGCAATGACCTGCACCCATATCTGATAGCTATGTATCAGGCATTACAAAACGGCTATGATTTGCCCAAAAATATATCTGAAGAACAGTATAGATATATCCGTGAGCATAAGGACGAGGATAAGGCATTGACTGGCTTTGTGGGCTTTGGGTGTTCGTTTGGTGCGAAATGGTTTGGCGGCTATGCCCGAAACAAAAAGGGTGACAACTATGCCAAGCAAGGTAGGAATGCTATAATGCGAGATATTGAAAACCTTAAAGCAGCAAAATTCACCTGTGCCGATTATCGCAGTGTTGACATTCCTGACGGATCTATAGTATACGCTGACCCACCATATGCTGGCGTTACAGGCTATTCAACAGGCGAATTTGACAGTTCTGAATTTTGGGAATATATGCGAAAAATCAGCGAGAAAAACACAGTGTTTATTTCGGAACTGCAAGCGCCTGACGATTTTGTTTGCGTTTGGCAAAAAGAAATTTTAAGGACGCTAAATGGTAATAGCAAACGTCCAAAATCTGTTGAAAAATTATTCGTACATAAATCACAAATTTAAAAGGGAGGAATTAAAATGGCTGAAACAAAGAAAGCCCCAAGCAATATCATTCTTGGAAGCGGTTATATCTACTATCAGGATTTCAACGATGAAACAATACCTGATGTTGATACTATCTGCACCAAAGCCAATGTTTTGGGCTATATCCAGGGCGGTGCAACCCTGTCTTATAAGCCGACATCCTATACGGCAAGTGATGATGACGGCACGCACCAGAAAACAATCACCACCGAAGAAGAGGCTACACTGAAAACTGGAATCGTAGTATTCAACGGCAATACGCTTGACGTTCTCTGCGATACCGCAAGAGTTACAGAAGATACCAGCAAGAAACGTAGAACTGTCAAAATCGGTGGTCTGAAGAATATACGTCGTAAGAAGTATGTTTTGTGTTTCCACCACGTTGACGCAGCTGACGGAGATATATGGGTCATGATCGTGGGCAACAACCAGAGCGGTATCGAGCTGGCATTCACAAAGGACAAGGAAACTGTTATCGACGCAGAGTTCAAAGCACTGCCAAGCGACAGCGAGGGAACGCTGATTACCTACATCGAAGAAGACAAGTCAATAAGTGCCACATAAGCAACACAAATACACAGCCTACTGAATTTTTCAGTGGGCTGTTTTTTTGGAGGTGTATAAAATGCCAAAGACGTTGAATTTCAATAAAATGCAAAAACCTAGCCTGCGCATTGAGCTGGCTGACAAAAAGCATACCACGATATTTGTTATGCCGCCCACAAAGGGTGAGATTGAAGCGTTCGGGGAAATATCTGCAAAGTTAGGCGGCAACAAGCTGGACGAAGCAATCGAAATGTGTGCAAGGTTGATGTCACACAACATCGCAAAGATACCAATAACGGCTGAAACACTAGCTGATTGGGACATCTATGACATTCAGATGTTCTACCGCACATATATCGACTATCTGCTAGAAATCAAAAATTCAAAAAACTAGCACTCCCCTACTATCCACCGCAGGATAGAGAGGGGGAAAAATATGAGATTTCCTCAACGTGGGAAAAATTAGTTGCGGACTATATGGGTATATCCCTATATGATGTTGACGATATGGACTACTATGACTATCTGCTGATACGTCGTGACGCATTTATCGCACGGCTCAGGCAGAGCGAGAGCGGTCAGGAGTACCTAGATAACGCATATAGATTGACCTTGACGAAGCCTGACCGACAGGCTTTGCGAAAAAATTTCGGAAAGGGGGTAATGATAGGTGGCAAAAAGTAGCATTAAGGGCATTACTATCAAGATAGGCGGTGACACCACAGGTCTTGACAAGGCACTGAAAGAAACGAACAAAAAGAGCCGTGAGCTGGAGAGCGAGCTGAAAGCGGTCGATAAAGCCCTGAAGCTGGACCCGAACAACGTCACACTGGTCAAGCAAAAGCAAGACCTGTTGAAAGACAGTATCAAAGAGACCAAGTCAAAACTGGACGTGCTAAAAGAAGCACAATCACAGGTCACAGCACAGTATAAAAAGGGCGAGATAGACGCTGGGCAGTATCGTGCATTTCAGCGAGAGTTGGAAACGACAAAATCGAAGCTGTCAAGCCTGAAAGATGAAAAGAAAAATGTCAATGCTATCGGCACAGCGTTCAAAGAAGCCAAAGACAAGGTCGAGCCTGTCATAAAAAAAGTTGAAAAAGTTGGTTCTGCCATAGGCGGTGCGGCAAGCAAAGCCGTAAAGTTCACGGCAACACTGGGCAAAATAGACACGACCATGATAGGCAAGGCGGCTGACGGTTTCAAAAAATACACGCAGACCATAGGTGTTGGTCTTGCAGCTGTAACAACGGCGCTTGCGGCAAATGTTGAAGCAAGCCGTGAGTGGAACAGCGATATGACCAAATTGAAAACAAACGCCGAAACCAGCGGCAACAATTTTGATTTTATGAAATCAAAAATGCAAGATTTGGTGGCTATCACAGGCGAATCCGATTCCAGCATTGAAGCGTTATCAAACCTTATGGCTGTCGGTTTCAGCGATGAACAAATGACGCCTGCTATAAATGCACTCAGCGGAGCAGTTGAAAAATTTCCTGACACCTTGAAAATTGAGAGCCTTTCGGACAGCTTGCAGGAAACTCTTGCCACAGGTGCTGCGACAGGTCAGTTTTCAGAACTTATCGGGCGTATGGGCGATAGCGTTGATGATTTTAATGCAGGTCTGCAGAATTGCACGTCAGAAGCAGAACGTCAGCAGTATGCCCTAGACTGGCTGGCAAATTCGGGTCTGTCGGAAATCAATGACGAATACCAATCAGCAAATAAATCAACGCTGGACTATGAACGTGCAAGTTTTGAATTGCAGGATGCCCTTGCGTCTTTGGGAACTGCGTTCACACCTGTTATGGCAGGTGCAAAGGGAATGGCGGCAGATTTTCTGACAAAATCGTTGCCAGCTGTTCAAAAATTGTCGGGCGGTTTTACCCAACTGTTTGACGGCGTTTCTAGTTTGCTAGACGCATATGACAGCGGCGGCCTTGACGGCTTGACCGAACAAATTCCGATTGTTATATCTGGGCTGTTCAGTTCTGCGTCAGAAACGCTTGCCGAAAACGCACCTACACTAATCACAGCGTCAACCACAGTTTTAACATCTATCATTCAATCGCTGGCACAATCTGCGCCGTCACTAATCAATTCAATTCTGCCGTCACTGCTTAACGGCTTTTTCGGGCTGATAAATGCGTTGGTTTCAACTATCCCTACGCTAGTGCCTGAACTGGTGCAGGGCGCAATCACACTGTTTTTAGGTCTGATTGACGGACTAAATGATGTTATCAAACAGTTGATGCCGATGTTACCTAGTTTGATAAAACAAATAACTGACACGCTGATTGAAAATCTGCCTGCAATCATCGAGGGTGGTTTCCAGCTATTAACAGGATTGATAACAGGTCTGACCAAGTGTACGCCTAAGCTGATAGACAGTGTGATAGAGTTGATACCAATTATCACAAAGGCTTTGACAGATAATCTGCCTGCGCTAGTCGAGGCTGGTATGAAATTGATAGTCGCATTAGCACAGGGTTTGCCTGACGCTATACCTGCTATCATAGACGCACTGCCTGATATAATCAGTGCTATAATCAAGGGTTTTGAAGATGTGAACTGGCTGGACTTGGGCGCAAATATCCTCAAAGGCATTTTGAACGGCTTGGTTTCTGCCGTCAGTGGAATTTGGGACGTAGTGAAAGACGTGAGCAGTGCCATTATAGACGGATTTTGCGATTTCTTCGACATTCATTCCCCTTCAAGGGTTATGGCGAAAAAGGTCGGTCAGTATCTGCCGTCAGGTATTGCGGTCGGCATGGAAGATACAGCAGACGAACCAGTGAACGAGGCACAGGCTATCGTTGACAGCGTTGCAGGTGTATCGGCTGAAATGGATCCTGTCATGATAGGCAGGCAGACCGCAAGAAAAACGTCTGACAAAATATCAACCGAAGCTGACAGCACCACACAACACGGCAAGAGCGGTGATTTGACAGTGGTTATGAACATCGATGGAAAACGTTTCGCCACAGTGACAGCACCATACATGGACGTTGCTATGGCTGAAAAAATCAATCTGAACGCAAGGAGGGCGGCGGACAATGTCTAGTATAACGATAAACGGAAAAAATTCCTATACCGATTTCGGGGCGCTACTGACATCACGCAGTACACCGCCGCCAAGTATCAGGGATATATCGGCTACTATACCATACCGCAATGGCGACATATGTTTTACATATCAGAATGGTGGTAAACCTACCTATGATACACGAACGCTGACATACAAATTCGTATTTATGGACTGTCCGAAAACCGCCCTGCGGAAAACAGTGGCAGATTTTGAAAACTGGATTTTGTCGGCTGGCGAATGTGATTTATATGACGATGCCGAAATTTACCACTATAAGGCAAGAGCAATTAGTTGTACTGAAAGTGAAAAAGGTTATCATGTTGAGGTAACGGCAACTTTCAAAGCACAGCCGTATAAGATATCTGACGATTTTTCAGACAAGGGCTTTGACAATTTCAGTTTTGAAAATGACTATCTGAATTTGACAGATATGACATTGACGGCGGTCAAGCAGACACGATATGCCCCTCCTGCAATCCTGAAAGTCTATTTGTATTCGGACGTACCGATAAAGCCACGTCTGATATATAGGCGGTCTGCTGATGATACCGACAAGGTAGGATTCACGCATTTTCAAAATAACAGCGTTGATATTTCCGAAAAGGTATACAGACCAACAGAAAAACCATTCGATATGGACGAACTAATTTTACAGCCGGGGTTGAACACTTTGTCAGCGTATGGCTTCGGGTCGCTCACACTGAGCCTGCATGAGGAGGTGTTATAATGCACACTGTCACTATCACAAATGGCGTTGAAAAAACCACGATACATAGTGATAACCTTGACCGCATTTCAGGCGGAAAAATCGTCAAGGCTGTCAATGCCGTTGACAGTTTCACGTTTACCATATACCCCGACAATGCAGGATATGACAAACTGAAACCGCTGACAACGTCGATCACTGTCACGGACGATAACACAGGCAAAGACGTTTTTATCGGACGTGTGTTGAAATGCCCTGACAGCATGAACGAGCAAGGTCTGATTTGTAAATCTGTCACCTGCGAGGGGCGTTTGGGTTGGCTATATGACAGTGTTCAGCCTGTCTCTTATACACATCTCCGAGCCCACGAGACCGAGGCTGATCTCGT